CAGTCGTAAATACTACATCAACATATAATGGCACAGGTTGGGCATTAGATGGTAATATGAATCTTGCCAGAGCTGATATGTGTAATTCATGTGCTGGCCCTCAAACCTCAACTATAACACAGGCAGGAGAGGCAGGTCCAGGTGTTAGTACTGCAGCAGAATCGTATAATGGTACAAGTTGGACTAGTGAAAATACATCTGTTCAAGCTTCCGGAAGAGCAGGAGCTGGAGCTAGTGAGTCATCGGCTCTTATGTTTGGAGGAATGTTTCCTGCTTATGTAGAACTTAATAATACAGAAAGTTTTGATGGAACAAATTGGTCGGCTGAAAATACTTTAACTACTGCTCGTACAAGATTAACTGGGCTTGGAACTGAAACAGCAGCATTAGCTATCGGAGGAGGAATAAGAACAGGTCCTCCTTATGCAGAAACAATGCAAAACCTATCAGAAGAATTTAATGGAACTTCTTGGACGGAAGGAAATAATTTAAATACGGCAAGAGCAACTATGGCAGGTTTTGGACTTCAAACGGCCGCCGTTATCGGAGGAGGAAATCTATCATATCCCACTTCTTTTACTACTGCTACTGAAACATATGATGGTACATCTTGGTCTACTTCAACTGCTACTTTAGCAACAGCAAGACAAGCAATGGCAGGAAGTGTAAATGGTCCTAGTACTGCTGGTATGATATTTGGTGGACAAACTCCCCCAAGCGCTCTAACTGGAGACACAGAAGAATTTAATAGATCAGCAACAGTAATCACAGCTGGAGCATTTGCTGCCGGCGCAGTTTTTCCAACATCGTCATCGTCACTAGCGGGCGCTGGACCAAAAACTGCTGCTTTAGGAATTGGTGGTTATCCTGAAGGGTCGCCTCCTACAGGAAAAAGTTTTGAATATGATGGAACGGCGTGGTCAAATGAAGCAACACTTTCACCAAATACTGGTACTGCTGGTGGTGCTAATGCATTTGGAACACAAACAGCTGCGGTGGCATTAATGTATGATGCTGGTGGACCTCCTTACACATATAAAGCAACTTGTGAGTACAATGGAACAAGTTGGGCTAATGCAAATGATAGACCAGCTGATAATTATGCTATGGCATCTTGTGGTATATTAACAGCAGGTTTAAGTTTTGGTGGTTCCAGCGCTCCAACAGGATTTACCGATGCAACACTTGAATATGATGGAACTAATTGGACAACTTCGGGAGTTTTAGGAACCGCAAGATCAGAGCTTAGTGGAAGTGGAACTCAAACTGCAGGATTAGGAGCTGGAGGTTATTCAAATCCACCATCAACTTTATATGCTAACACAGAAGAATACAATGGAGCATCATGGGCAGCAGGCCAAGCTATGTTGACTGCAACTTATGGTAATAAATCATCCGGAACTCAAACAGATAGTTTGGTTATGTGTGGGTCTACTCCAACTAAAACTACTGTTGTTACAAGATATAATGGTACGGTATATGCAACTTCTCCTAGTTTTGCCACAGCAAGATCTCTATTTGGAGCTGGTTCTCAAGCCGCTGTTGCAGACGCGTGGGGAGCGGGAGGATATTATCCAGGTACTTCTCCTAATAGAACAAATACAACAGAAGTATTTTCAGAAGAAACAAGTACAGCAAATATTGAAACATTGACAACTAGTTAAAAATAGTTATATTAGACACAATGAAAGAGAAAAGGAATATCCACGAACTAATTGTAAAAGAAGCACCGAGTCTTAATAATTTACTTGACCCAAATGATGTTAAGGAATTTAAAGAACTAACAGGTGAACTTCGCGATACCTGGACAAAGAAACAGGTCTTTAGAACCGAGACAGAAATGAGAATGTCTGTACTACAGGACGCTAAGTATCCAACGAAAGCTGCTAAATATTGGCAGTGTGTTAGAGAGCAAAATGTATTCTTAGAAAATTTAATGTCATTATCTTTTGATGCAAGACGTAATGAAGTTAAACTTAAAAAACTAAAACAAAAACTTGAGACTGAAAGAGATCCTATCAAACGAGAACTTCTTGAAATCGACATAGACGAAAAAACTTATGGTGTCGCTAACATGCAACTGGTTGCTCGAGATAGAATGAGAGAGATTAAATTGTGGTCTACATTAAAGAAAGAATTTAATGATGGTTCTTTTGATGACAAGGATGTTAACAGACATCAATTGGATTCTTATGCAATAATCATGAAAAATAAAGCAGAGACCTTAACATCAGGGTCCTCTCAACCTGAAGTCTTTAATGTATTAGGTCAATTACAAACTATAGAAAGAGTTAAAAAATCAGGTGAAATGATTTATAACAAGAAAGAACAATTGACTCATGATCTCGGAGCCAAATCAGAATAAACAGCTTTTCTTTTTAATGGGAATGCCAAGGTCTGGAAATACCTTGTTTGCTTCTATCATGAATCAGAATAAAGAGTTAGTGGTAACTGCTAATTCTATTACTCTAGAGATTATGAAAGATCTCTTTCTTCTTAAACAAATTGACGTCTTTCAAAACTATCCGGATCATAAATCTTTGGATAATGTTTTAGACTGCGTGTATGATGTCTTTTATAAAGACTGGCCACAGAAATATATTATAGATCGGGGACCTGTGATGACCCCCAAAAACTTTGCCCTCATGCAAAAACATTTTAAACGTCCTTTTAAATGTATTGTATTGCTTAGAGATCTAATGGATGTCCTCGCTTCTTATATGAAATGGTACACAACAAACCCTGATGCATTTCCCAATAGATTTAATTTGAAAAACGATGACGAAAAATTAAGCAACATTATGAACAACGATGGAGCGGTAGCAAAGGAATTAACAGCGATCCAAAACTCCTTTAATTATAAGGACCAATGTTATTATTTAAAGTACGATGATCTAGTTAGTAATCCTGAGCAGTGTATTAAAGAAGTATATAAATTTTTAGAAATTCCATACTTTCAGCATAAATTTTTTGATCTAGATCAAATCAATATTAATGGACTAGGATATAATGATGGAATTATGGGAAAAAATATGCATACTATACGAAATGAAATTACGAAAGAATACAATCCATACATTGAAAAGATACCACAAAGAATAAAGGATAAATATGGACACATTAGATTTTAAAGTAACTCCTTTAGGACAAACTGTTTTAAAATATGAAGTTCCTTTAGATGTTTATAAGACTATTAACCATATTTATGAAACAAATTTTCAGCACCTTCCACAAGCCAACAAGCAGCTCGTCGGGAAAATAGAGAAGGAGCATTCTTTATTCTTTGAAGGTAGAGATACTGATAAAATGAAAAGACACAACTTATTACCTCAGACTGTATTACAATGGTTTGAAAAGATGTTTAGACATTACTTAGATTGGAATAAAATTAAAAAGTATGAACTTCATTTAAATTCTGTATGGGTCAATCAAATGTTTGAACATGAATACAATCCGGTGCACGTGCACCAAGGATCATTGTTCACTGGATTATCTTCAGTTATGATTCTAAGGCTTCCTGAATCATTTGGAGTAGAATACTCTTCACCTGATAGTCCACAAAATGGAAAACTTCAGCTACTTGGTTCAGCATCAGGTCAATTTGCAACTATTGATTATCAACCTAACTTAAAAGAAAGAGATTTTTATATTTTTCCTTATGATATGAGACACACGGTGTATCCATTTAATGGACCAGGAATGAGGAGAAGTCTGGCAGCAAACATGGATGTGCAGTATGATCCTATAATGAATAGAGGTAGCAACTAATGTACGAAAACATGCACATCTCCGAACCCAAATGGAAAAGTTGGATAATACAAACAACGACTCCATTATTTACACCGGATCAATGTAGACAGATTATAGAAGCTGGTAGAAAACAAAAACCCCAGACTGCACAGGTTGGAATGAATAAACCTGGTGGAGGAACCGATACTAAAAAAAGAGTTACCACGATCAGCTGGATTCCATTTAAAGAGATGGGGCATATGTATCGAGATCTTTATACCTTTATTGTTAAAGCAAATGAAAATCATTTTGGCTTTGGCGATATACGAATAACAGAGAACGCACAGTTTACAGAATATCCGGAGGGAGGATTCTATGACTGGCATATGGATTGTGATATAAACATGCAACATGAACCGCCTGTTAGAAAAATATCTATGACATTATTGTTAAATGATCCAGGAGAATTTGAAGGTGGAGAATTAGAAGTCATGGCACCTGGTAAATATGCACCTTTAAAACAGGGGCATGCAATTTGTTTTGCATCCTTTTTAAATCATAGAGTCAATAAAGTTAAACGAGGAGTAAGACAATCTTTGGTGGTCTGGTTTGGGGGTAAACCTTTTCGATGATTAAAGAACCTTTTTTTCCTACAGTAGTATATGGTAAGGATGTGCAATTAAAGAATCAAGAACTAGCTCAACATATAATTAATTGGTCACATCAGGATACCGGTCTTAAAAAAACAAACGTTAAAGGATGGCATTCTCAAACAGATATGCATACCAAAACAGAGTACAAACCTTTAGTAGATGAATTATTTATTTTTATGAGAGATGTATTTAAAGAAGAATGGCTAGATAGGGAACCTCTCCTGGGTAATATGTGGGCTAATATAAATTATCAGGGTGGATATAACAGACCCCATATACATCCTAATTCATTATTTAGTGGAGTATATTATATAAAGACACCACCCAATTGTGGTAAATTAATATGTAATGATCCGCGACCAGGAATTCAAACTACAATGCCTACAAGAGTAAAAGGCACCCCTCCTAAACATCTGTGGAGAGAATGTCATCTGGAGGTCCAAGAAGGAAGAATTATAGTATTTCCCGCATGGCTCTGGCATTGTGTTGAACCTAATGAATCCAATGATATGAGAATATCAGTAAGTTTTAATTTTATACAAAAGGGTTTTTAATGACAGGCTTAATTTACAAAGAAGTTGATACTAAAGATATTACTCATTTGACAAGACCAGAGTTTATTAATGGACAGGAGAACAAATTTAATACTGCCCTTAGACAATCGGTTTCTCTTAATGGTTTGAGAGATCCTGTATATATTAATCAGTTAAAGGATGGCACACTCAAAGTAACGGTTGGCAACAATAGAATGGTCATCGCTAAAGAACTAGGGATAGAAAAAATTCCCTGTGTTATAAAACTATACAATCCCCAAGATAATAATTTAAATGGAAGGGTGCTTAATACAGAAAAAGAGATTGAAGATTTATTTCACACTAAAGAAGGATTAGAAATTAAAAAACAAGCTGGTGTTATCTATGAAGTAATGCCAAAGAATTATCAAAAACATGGCAAACTTTAATAAATATCAGGTCATTAAAAAAGCTATCTCCTACGAGCTGGCTAACTTTGTCTTTAACTATTTCCTACTTAAGAGAGATGCCGTGGCCTGGATGTATAAAAATAATATTACTTATGACACTGGGATGTTGGGTACATGGACAGATCAACAGATCCCTAATACATTTTCTTGTTACGCCGACAATGTAATGGAGACCCTCTTAGTTAAAGTCCTACCGATCATGGCCCAGGAAACAGGGCTCGAACTAATTCCTACCTATTCATATGCTAGACTCTATAAAAAAGGGGATATATTAAAGCGTCATAAAGACAGGCCTAGCTGCGAAATTTCAACGACTATTAATTTAGGAGGAAACCCGTGGCCTATCTTCATCGATGGAACGGGCGCCAATAATGTCATTAATGAACACAAGAATTTAATCAAACCTAATGCTCCTGCCGGTACTAAAGTCCTACTTGATGTCGGTGATATGTTAGTATACAGTGGATGCGAATTAGAGCATTGGAGAGAACCTTTTGAAGGAGAGGTCTGTGGACAAGTCTTTCTTCATTATAACCATGTCAATGGTCCTTTTGCTGAAAAGAACAGGTTCGACAAAAGGCCAATGTTAGGTGTTCCGCCCATAAGGAACAGATAATATGGAGTTATATGCTACAAAAATTAGGGTTCTTACCCGGATTCAACAAACAAGTCTCAGAACTAGGAGCCGAAGGACAATGGTCTGATGGTGACAATGTCCGATTCAGATATGGTACTCCTGAAAAAATAGGGGGCTGGCAACAGTTAGGAGATGTTAAATTAACTGGTGCAGGTAGAGCACTTCATCATTGGGATGATAACGCCGGAATTAAATTCGCTGCCATAGGAACAAACAGAATTTTATATGCTTATTCAGGGGGTACGTTTTATGACATACACCCTATCAGAACTACACTAACAGGTGTAAATTTTACAAGTACAAGTTCTTCCAAGACAGTTAAGGTTATTTCTTCAGGAGCTAACGGATTAACAGACAATGATATCGTTCTATTTGATGGTGTAAGCGGTCTTTCAGGTTCTACTTTTAGTGACGCTACTTTTGAAGATAACAAGTTCATGGTGACTTCAGTTTTAAGTTCTACGGAATTTGAAATTACAATGGCTACTCAAGAAGCATTGACACCTTTGTCTGCAAGCGGTTCAGCTTCAGTTTTATGTTATTATTCAGTAGGCCCGGCTAAACAATTAAGCGGCTATGGCTGGGGAACAGGTCTATGGGCTGGAACTTCTCCAGGTCCCGCAACTACTACGCTGGCAACAACTATTAATGATACTATAACCGATATTGTCCTAACAAACTCTTCTGCTTTTCCAGC